GTTGTTTTCCTGTAAATCGAACAAATTGATCTTCTGTATAACCAAGACCTTTCATCCTGCGTAACTGTTCACCTGTAGACAGCCTTAATACATTCTCCTGGCTTACTTTATCAGTTTTGCCAGTAGTTGGTACACTTACAGCTTCTTTTCTTGTTTTTGCTTTTGCTTGTAAAGACTGTGTTCTTGCTTGATTTCCTAATTGCCTAATCCTGGCAATACTGCCTTTCGGATCATTAGTTTGCAAAAATCTGGTAATAAATTCTTCTGTATCTGCTTTTACTTGCTCTGGGCTGTATTTTTCATAGCGAAATCGTTCTGAAAACTCATCTCTGGCTTTTTTCCATTGTTTTTCCTGTAGCTTTGTAAATGGTTTCTGTCCAGCTTGTTTTCGTAAATCTTGGATAATGCGAAAAGAATCATCTCCAACTTTTTTAAACTCATTAATTGCAATGCCTTTTTCTACATCGCTCATGTTTCTTTTATTTAATACACCAAAACCAGCAAACAACAAACCATTTAGCAAGGCTTCTTGAGTTGTGGCACCTTCTAATAATTTAGAGGTTACAAAGCCAAATGTTCCTTCAGCCAATGATCGTGTTGCTGGATTGTTTAAACTGCCTGTAAGACCAAATCCTGCTCCAAATATGGCATCTTCTACAATCGTTTTTGCTTTATCTTCTATGGGTGCATCTTCATCTATTTGGTCAATGGCTCTAAATGCTCCAAATGTACCAGCACCTGTAGTTGCACTGGCTGTAAACTTTCCTGCTTTTACAGTGTTAATACCTTTTTGTGTAAGAAAATTTCCAATCTTTGTACCTCTACGCACTGCATCATAAGATGCTTGAGCAATTTTGGGTGCTCTTATAGCTTGTGAAGTAAGACCTAAACCAGCAAATGCTCCACCTAATTGTGCCAATGCTGTTCTTGCAGGAAAAAACGTTTGTTGTGCTTGTTCTTCTGGTGATAAACCACCTAAAGGTATTGCAGTTGTAAGAAAGTTTCTAAACCCCTGGCTTTTTATAACACCATCTTTTTCTAACTGTTCTATTGTTTTTTGCTTTGCAATTTGTTCTTTTGTAGATCCAGGTACAGTATAAGAAGCACCTGATATGGGATCTGTTACATTTCTACCAGGTATTTCTTTGGCAGTTTTTAGTTTTTCCTGGAATATGCGATCAAAAGGCTCCTGGATTCTTTCTAACTCTGCACGAAACCTTAAATCATCATCAGATAAGTTTTGCTGTACACCTCTGGGCTGTCCTATAGTTGGCTGTGTGCCATCAGGAGGTAACATAAATCTATTTTGCTGTGGCTGAACTGGTGTCTGTACAGGTCTTGGTATTTGATAAGTTGTATCCAATACTGCTCTTTGCACCTCTGGTGGCTCATTCACTACGCTTTTTTCTATGGATTGTACTTCTCGTAACTTCTTTACAGGGTCTGGGTCGTTTACAATAATATTTTGCCGAGCCTGTTCTATGGCTCTTTCGTTTTCAATATCTTGTTGTATTTGATCTAATACATCATCCAGGCTGTTACGATATAGCCTTTCTCCTGCGTAATCCAGTAAATCTTTCGGTGTTGCCATCTATTTCCTAAAAAAACTTTGAGTTGATAATCTTGCTAAATAATCTGATCTCCTTCTATCTACACCAGGGCGATCAAATATTTTTAAAAATTCTTCATATTTTTTTTGTACATCTCTATTTCTTTTTGCTTCCTGCATAGTAATGCCTTGTTCTTTAGCTTTTTGTGCAGTCTGCAAATCTTTTTGCAACTCTTCCATACGTTCCTGTGCAATTCTAAAATTAGACCCTTTCCTACCTCTTGGATCAAACCCAGGCGTATCTATTTCTATTTCTCTGGACATACCTGGTATAGGTATTACTCTGTCTGTTCCTGGTATTGGTATAGATCTTCGACCTCTTAACGTTGTTTTCTCTTCCATTTTACCAGAAAAAACAGGTTCCCCATCTTTATCGTACATTAAGTTGCGTTGATCTTTCATAGCTTTTAGCAATCGATCTACAGCATCAGCACCTGATTCTGCTTTACCTCTGCCAGTAAGTTTATTTAACTCATCCTGTGTCTTTAATTTTTTTACTTCTGCTTCCATTCTTTGTTGCCTGGTAAGAGGTTTGGCAGTGGCTTCTTTTATTTTTTGTTTTTCTTCTTCTTTTGCAATCTTTCGTGCAAAATCAGCTTTTTGCCTTTTCTTTATATTCTCACCAAACAGTTTTCGTAATTCATTTACATCAATTTGTGCCATATCTATTCTCCACTAAATAATTCTGGATATAAAAGCCTTGCATAGGACAATCTTGACTCTAATTCTGTGTTATCTTGTGAGTTTGTCAAAAACTCCATTACTTTACCACGATCAGGTACATCATTTTTTTGTTTAAAAGATTCTATTGCTCGTTTATCTGCGTTAGATAATCCTTTTCCTGTAAATCCTAAACTTCTGCCTGTTTCAGGGCTAAACACTTCTTCAATATTGGATGCACCGAATTTGTCTACAGCATTCATATATGATTGATCTTTCCTTGCTTGGTTTGCTTGTGCTGTAGATGCTCTTTGTCCATATATATTTCCTGCTGTTTCTGCAACAGAGCCTATTGTACCTAATACAGCATTTCTTCTTTCATTAGCATCTCTATCCATTGCCCTGGCATAGTTTTCCCTGGCTGTTGATTTTGCTCGTTCTTCGCTGTCAAAAATACGCCTTCCTGTATCGGCTACTGTTCTGCGTACATCTGCTTCAGCTTCTCTTAATCCACGCTGTGCTGATACGCTACCCTGTAACCCTCTGTTTATCAAGTTACCCATGTATCGCCTGTTTGCAAGATTAGCCTGTTTTGTGGCTGTTGTTGCAGTTCTACCTAATACATTCATTTCCTGGCCTGGTGTTAGGTTGCCTTGCTCTCTTCTGTTGCGTAACAATCTGCCAAACCTGGTGTTCTGAAATTTTGGTTGTAATAATCTTGACCCAGCTCTAAATGCTCTTCCAGCACCCTGGGCTATCATCATCATAGTTTGAGGGTCCATGCCTACTCCGTTTCTATTCTCATTCGTTCCACCGAGAATGGATTTGTACTCGATGGAGTGGTTAGTTCTATTTCAAATTTCTTTCCATATCGTTTAATAGGAAACCTGTTTACGCCACCATCGGCTGTAATTGTTTTGGTAAAAGATGCAGAGCCAGATCCATCCAGGTATAGGTTTACTGTCAGGGTATCTGTGCCTGTAAACTGTATCATTCCATAACGAATCAATCGTTTTTTATCTAAATCCATACGAAATGTTTTACTTTTCCAAGCCACGCCTACTGCTTCATCTACATCAAATTTCTTTATATCCGAATCGGTATTATCCCAGGCTATCGGATAGCTGTTTTCTCCATATGCCAAAATATCCAGATTCGTTGTTGTTTCTACTTTTCTCCAGGTCTTTAACACCACATGATATGCCCACACAACTTGCGTAGCAGGGCTTCCTGTGGTCCAGGTGTAGAGAACTTCGCTATGGTCTTGGTCATATACGCCTTTTATATCTTTCTTGCTTGTAGCGAGTAAAAATTGATCTTCAATCGGTAATGTTATTTTTTCCATAACACTTGGCGTTGCTGTGCTACTGGCAACCATATTCGGTGTTACTGCATAAATACCATCATGGAAAACAAAATAAACATGGTCATGTATCTCTACAACACCTTCTGATGCTATGTTTCCTATGCTGTGTTTGCTTTCTACCACCGACCAGCTTTCTGGGTTTGCTGGATTAGGTACATTCATAATAAAAATTGCTTGTGGCTTAAAAATAACTAATCGGCCAAATAACACAGCCAACCCTGTTACTTCGCCACCTTCCCTGTCATCTAATGCAATAACATTGGATACGGGTCTATTGTCGTATTGATGCAACTCACTGTATGCTATCCAGTCGTGATGTTCTTCCTGTTTATCGTCTGGGTTTAGCACCAGATTACCTAAAAATAATCTTCCTTTTAGTTTTACAGCATATTGTGCATTGACCCTATTGGAATACACTGTTTGTATATCGGTTTCTCCTAAATCTTCTAATCTAAAATCCTGGCATACAATTCGTACTGTGGTTCCTGATACTGTCTCAAATGCCATTCCTGGTGTAGTTGCACCCTGGGCATTGGTACGTTTGAACCCACTTAACAATCGTACATTCTCAAATACTTTTCCTGATTCTCTTTGTGCAGTAGACCTATGGCCTTTATTTAGCTTTACCCAACAACCACCTAATGTGGGTTCGTAGGCACTATTATTTTCAATAAGAAATGCTTTTTGATCTGATGTAGTAGATTCGTTTCCAGCACCATCTACTTGATCTACTTGCTCATTAGTGTAGTTTGTAATTAATACAGATCCTGCTAATGAACTTGCTGTTAATGTGTTTCCTGTTGTGTCGGTTCCTAATGTTCCTGTAATGTCATCAGGTGTATAAAAATACAAAAATGCAACACTGGGGCCACCATACGCACCACCTGATGAGGAAGTTTGAGATGTATCTTCATATCCACCTGTTAATTTTTTTTCTCTTATTTTCCAATCGCTTCCAGCCATCGTTCCATTGTCTAAATAATTATCTCCTACATCAGCATTGCTATCCAATCGTGCCTGGGAAAAAGATCGTGGTAAACTTTCTGCTCTAACACTTACTGGTGTATTTACATTGTGGCTTACTGCTGTAGTATTGTCAGCAGGGCTTGGGTTTGTAATAGGTGCTTGACCCCTCGAAACAGCACATAATGCTCCTGATGCTACGCTCACAAAACACAAATTATAATCTGCTGTATACGTTGTTTGTGCAGGGCTTCCCATTGATGTAGCATTTGAAGAAGCAAATATATACGATGTAGTAACCTTTTGTACTGTTAAGGTTTCTGTAGTTGCACTGGTAGCAGAAGTTCGTAATACATCTCCTTGTACAATAAAAGGTGTTGCATCCAATGCAGTAGATGGACTTACAGATGTATCTGTAATCGTTTGTAGTCTCCAGGCAGGATAAGTTACGCCTACTTCAGAGCCAGATGTTTGGTATACAGAAGTTGTAACCCCAACACCTGTTTTTACGGTTGCAAATTCAGAGGATGATATAGATGTATCATCTATTGTTATAGACTCATCCTCAATTTGTATTTTATCTGCATTTGCTATCGTGTTATCTGTTGTAAGGCTTGATAAAACGATGCAAGTTTGCTGAACATTCATTTGTCTTGCTAAAAGTGAATGAAAAACAAGAAAAGCATCTGCTCTGTTTTGTGTAGATGACGATGTAGCACCTCTCCAGGTAAGCATTTCATCTATACCATCAAATCCACCATCCACATCTAATGCGTATGGATTTCTTCCTAATGTTTCCCCGTCAAAACTGGTAAGATCGTCAGTATCTTTTATAAATATTACATGATTACCCCACGCATGAAGCCTTG